AGAACCAGTTTTCTGGTATAAATCAATCCACTCCTGTAAAGATGACCTTTTACAATCAAAAACTTCACAGGTTTCTATTTGATTATCGGTTCGCAAAGCATACTTCACAGCGGAGAGTTTGTAGTCTTCGGTGTGATGTTTTCCCATCTACTCTCTTATTCTAAGTGCCGGTTTGAAATGTTCGTTGGTCTAAAAATCTTATTAATCAAGACAATATATCTTTTGGTTACAAATAAAATTATGTGAATATATAATTATCATATAACTTTATAGGAAGATTGGGGGAAAATGGGCACTTTTAGTGTTCGTTTATCACTACTTCAACTCTCAAACTATAAATATCATCTTTTACATTCCTTTTATCTATTACCTTGACATCTGATGGAACATATGATAAAATTTTTTCTTTGATATCTTTTGGAACATAACCACAAATATTATTGTTTTTCGTGATTTTAATTGCCTTGTCATCATACTTGTTTTCAGGCTCAAAATCCATTTTTAGGATATCATCTATAGAAATAGTTTCAATGATATCCTTATAATGACTTACACCTGATAGTAAAAAACTTAAAACGGGGAATTTTTGAACATATGTATGTTGTTCAAACCCGATAATTCTCCTCCAATCAGCCATATTATATTCTTTTCAATAGATTTGTTTAGACCTACTGAAAAGTGCCCATTTAAAATGCCCGTCGGTCTAAAAATCTTATTAATCAAGACAATATATCTTTAGGTTACAAATAAAATTATGTGAATATATAATTATCATATAACTTTATAGGAAGATTAGGGGAAAATGGGAATACGAAGAAAAACACATAAAAATGCGTCTACTCGGCGGAGATTCTACGGAGGAGGGAGCGGAATAAGTGTTGGGGCCGAGCAATATGGAGTCTATGCGCCTGGAAATCCCGCTGGCGCTAAGGCTGATTTTGAGGCCATGTCAAGAGATGCGGCGAATAGTATGATAGAATATCCTAGTGAAATATTTCCGAAAGACTTAGTAGGACAAGAATTAAATATGCGCGGAGGTAGTGTTGCCATGAATGGTTTAGCGAGCAGTGCGGGTGCCGAGGAGATGTTGAAACAGCTGGTGTCAAATGCGTCGAGTGCGGTTTCAAGCGCGAAGTCAGGCGGTCGTCGCCGCCGCTCTACGCGCAAGGATAAGAAAAAGACGGCGCGCAAAACGGTTCGCGGCGGTAAGCGTGCATTAAGCAAGGCACTGAAGAGCTGGAACAAGGCGGTGATGGATGTCTATCGTGAAATGAAGAAGAAAAACAAGAACATCAAACTGAAAGATGCTATGAAGGAGGCCAAGCGTCGCAAGGATCGTGGAGAGTTATAGATCACGACGGATAGACTCCTCTAACTCTACAAAAAGCATCTCCATAGGCTAGTCGAATTACCCAATGATCTTCATTTTTTCCCAAATAATTAGCTTATTATCATATAATATAAAGAATAAACTAATTTCTTAATAAATAAACATCGTAAAAATGTTTGGAACAGCCTCCATATCTAATAAGCATGCACATTCTATCGAATTACATGACCTAGAGAGAAATGTCATATACATAATCGGCCCATACTCTACGGCACAGCTTAATAATTCGTTTCGATTCACAATGAGTTGTCCGACTTGTCACATAAAAAATTACCATGGCACAAGTGACCATATAACAGTGAGTGATTCACCGTCCGACAAGACTTACTTTATACAAGAATTTCAGATACCACAATGCTGGTGTCCATGCTGGTGTTGTCAATGGGATGAGACGTTTCTCGAATTAGTTCCACAGAATCGCGCAATGAGTATCGTCTCTTATTCGAATATTTCCCAAAATTTCGAGTTCGACTGAAGTGCCTTGGCCTGCTCCAGGGCTCCTTCCATCCAGGCCTGGCGAAGACTTGTGGATTCTCCACATAGGAATGTTGTCGGAAGGATATCGGGAATCGGATGAATAGACCTGGCGGATTCTTCTGCTGGGTCGTATTGCCCTGGGAGCCAATATGTGCAGCCCTCCGACCACGGGTGCATTTTAAAAAATATGGGATCGGGAATGTTCTCTTTTTCAGGAAAGAGGCTTCGTATTTCACGCATGACTTCGCGGCAGACTCTATTCTCCCCACGCCGTTCCATTTTTTCTATCCAGTAAGTCGCATCAGGCCCCTCTGTATAGGAAATCATGACAATCCCTTTTGATGGCTGAATAGGAATGAAGAAGCGAATTGGGGATGACGTTACCGTGCGAGGAACATCAGAGAACCAGGATTTACCATTACGAACAGGAAAGATTGCATACATTCGAAGTAGGGGGGCCATTTTGAGATGTTTCAGAAATGTAAGACGGCGGAGTTCCGATTTTGCCAGGCTCTCTTTCAAAATATTCGCCAGGGCTACAATATGTAGGGCAAGCACAGTTCCTTTCGCACTTATATCTAATTTTACTTCCTGTTTGCTGGGAGGAGGGTCTTTGCGAATACAGGATATAATGTCACAATCTTGTGTGAAATCGTGAAAAACTCTAGTAACTTCAGTGCGGGTATATATGATACCACCGCGCTTTTCAAATTCATCTGCCATGGCTTTTGCCAGTGAACCTAGACCTTCCTGGCAAACTACGAAATCTGCCTGGGAACTCATCTCTTCCTTGAATGCCGAAAGTGCCAGGTCGGCACGAAGTAGATTTGGCTCGGCCCAATAGGAATAACGCTCAAAAAGACGGCGACGGTTGCGTTTTGGCACTAATTCTACCAAGGTATTCGTCGCCAGAGTATCCTTTGATAGATTTTCAAGAGCATTTACGAACGCGGGTATAATTTCCTCAAAGGTCGGTATCGATACATTACCATCTGCCAGGCGGAACTCGGATTCAGGTGAGAGTGGTAGGGTGTGAAGGCCATATTTTTTCAAAAGACCCAGGACTAATTTGTGAGTAGTAGCTATTCTCCCAGCTCCATTTTCCCAGTGAATAGGCTGAAGAATTCCCGCGATTTTATTATGATAGGTTGTAACACGTCCCCCTATGTATCCATATTTTTCAAGAATGGCAACGTTTGCCTTGGGAAATTTGTTAAGAACGGCAAGGCCAGTTGAAAGTCCCGCCAGACCTCCGCCAACAATAATTACATCCAATTGAGGTAATGGCTGGGGTTGCGATTGTGGTTGAAGTTTCCCATGAGATTTCAAGGGAAATTTTGTGGCGGGTTTTCGTGGCATTCCTTAATAAAGAGTTCGGAAAAAATTGACTGATTCATCGCACAAATTTTGCCTATAAGATTACAGAATATATTAATAATTTCCTAATATGTCTCAACCTGTAAAAATTAAAGTGAAGATTTTATTGAAGAAACCGAACGATTCTGGTAAAACTTCTGAAAACTCCGAAAAGACCAGTAATCAAACAAATGAAATAGTCGTCCCTGTAAATGCGACAGAGAGTAAAAATGATTCAAATGAAATCTTGGAGCAAGGGACATGTAGTATTTGTATTGAAAATTTTACAGCGAAACTCCGTAGATGTATAAAATGTCCATACTGCTCAGAGACTATTTGCGCGCAATGTCTAGAAAAATACTTACTTAATACAATTGAAGACCCCCACTGTGTTTCTTGTCGTCGAGGATGGAGTCAGAGTCTGCTCCAGACATTTTGCACAAAGACTTTTCTGACGAAAACATACGCCGACTATCGTAGTAATATTCTATTGAATCGCAGCAAATCCTACCATACCTCGCTATCAAGAACAAGCAGAGAGAGTTCGAGCAGCTCAGCGTATGCGCGGGAGTAATAGACAATATCAGCAAGAACTTGATACTTTAAATGAAGATTTTAGAACCTTTATGACTCAATATGAGAAAAAACGTGATCATATTCTTCGAACAATGAATAATATTAACAACATTGCCTTTGATATTGAAACAGGTCGCAGAAATGTGGAAGGAGAAGTAATTAATGATCAGAATACTTCTTCACAAGAACCATTACACGAACGCAAGAAATTCATTCGTCGTTGTCCTTCTGACGGCTGTAATGGCTTCCTGTCATCTGTATGGAAATGCGGTCTATGCGCCAACTGGACCTGCCCTGATTGTTTTGTAGTAAAAGGACTCAATAAAGATGTTGAGCATACTTGCCGTCAAGAAGACAAGGCAACTGCAGACGAGATTCGTAAGCGAACAAAGCCATGTCCTAATTGTGGAGAATTAATTGAGAAGTCCGATGGATGTGACCAGATGTTTTGCACATCTTGTCACAGTCCTTTTAGTTGGAATCGTGGCGAAATTATTAAAACAGGAGTCATTCATAACCCACATTATTTTGAATGGCTTCAGCGTAACGGCGGTTCAACAGGTGGTCGGCATCATGCGGATATACCATGCGGCGGTCTTCCAGGATATCAAAATATATTTCGCAACTTAAATCACTTTATGGATTTAACTTCAGAAAATAAAAAAAGAATTACACTACTCAGTAATGCCTATAGGGCATGCGCACATATTATTGATGTAGAGCGTCAACACTGGACTGCTCATACAATACCAAATACAGAACATAACACAAAGCTCGGCATATCTTTCCTATTAGGTAATATAACTGAAAACGAATGGCGGGCCAAACTAAAGTTAGATGAAAGAAATCGAATCAAATCAAAGGAAGTCCGCGATATTTTGGACGCTTTTAATAATGCGTCTATTGATATATGGCGGCAGATTGACGATAAAGTAATCAAATGTTCAACGCGTTCCCTGGGCAATGAGAGTTATCAGGTGACCTTGCCGCTCGAAGAATGGATAAAGCAACTAGAGCAATTACGTTCGTTTATTAATCCTCCTCTTTGGGAAATTTCTCGTATATATAATTGTCAAGTTCCGCAGATTGATGAAGAATTTAATTTCAAACTGTCATCCGTTTCAAAAGAGCGGAAATTACAGCGACGCGAATTGAAGCAAACACAAATCAGTGAAAGTCAGGCAGAAATAAATAATCCTGCTAAAAACCAGCAATAAGTCGTATCTTATGAACCTGCATCATCCAGCGCTTGTATATATCTGACTTAATAATGGAATGATGAACTCCAAATGAAAAATATTCAACCGCCTGTTCCATTTCACACTTCTGCCACTCCATCACCTCATACATTTTTTTACAGTCCTCCACGGATGCAACCATTATAGGCTTTCCTGTAGATACTCGAACATGATTATGAAAATCATAGAAATATTGGCGAGCAAACGCCTGAAGCTCAGCCCCCCTTTTTGTTTTCACTTGACCGAATGGATGAGAACGTATGTAGGCTCTAGCATGATTTTGACAGTCAAAACACGGCAAAATCGACGGAATATTATCAACAATGAATTCGAGAGCAAGGGCCATATCTCTATCAAGACTATCAACGCCAGACCGACCTACACGCTCGGAAAGAATGTGAAAAAATTTCCATAATAGAGGCCCCCAATCGGACGGAGAAATATCTGTAATATATTCAATATCCTCGCCTGGAGACCCTGCAGCAGACCCTGCCGCAGACCCTGGCCCCCCAACAATCTGATTAGGAATATTGGCTCCGCGCCGTAATGGTCGACCGCCAGCAAAAAGACTAATAATTTTCTTTTTTTTACCACAACCACACCCCATACCTATGACTTAAAAGGACTTAATAGGAAATTAATCTCACACATTTACTTTGACTTCCACGATGTTGAACAAACCGTGCATATATACTGGTATTTCAAATTAATTGGATCATATTTCAAGAATACAACATCTGATTCTCTCGTGCCCTTCACAGTCGCACATTCTGCATTTGGGCATTTTATCATATTTGTATGAGGAAGTGTATTATCATCAATAGTAAATTCATTCAGCAGAATCTTGTAACCTTCGGATGCCTTTTCCTGAAGATTCAATTCCATGACAAGACCTCCCTCCGTATCGTCTTCATTATAACTACATACTCTACAGCTATATACTAGTTTATCCGACTCCTGTTTCATTTGTAACATATTACTACAGACTGGGCAAAAACGGAGCGGCATTCTATTCCTATTAAGTTTTCGTGTTCTTTGTTTCGACTAAAAAAATCCTATACTTCAATTTTTAGGCCGCCATCTTGGTCATCGAAAAATTTGAGCCTCTTTATTAGATTTTTCGAAATCATAGAATATGGATTCCAAGATGAATTCTCACTATGACATCTCGGAAAGTGCCTTGGGACGTTTTCTGGGATCTCACCGTGCTCCAACAGGACGAACCCAAAATGTCAATCTTGCCTTAACAGGAATGGGAGTCTTGAAGGGCCGATGGATAATACCAGATGAAGAATACTCTACATTTCTAGATTTGCTACATGACTATCTATTCATTCAAAAACGTCGTCCATTGAATCTAGTAGAGCAAAGACGAGCAAATAACATTACTCCTCTTCTTATTGATTTGGACTTGAAATATGACATCAGCACATCTCTAGTGCGTCGCTTTCATCTAGAAAATATTCGTATATTCATTCGTAATATTACTCAAATTATCACCGAATTTATTGATCTAGGAGATCAAGAAACTCTGCGATTCTTTGTCCCACTTCGCCCAACTCCCTATGAAGATAAGAGGCCGAATATCAAGCAAATTAAAGATGGTATTCATATCGAATGTCCTGATTTATCCCTACAGGCCAACACTCAACAAGTAATTCGTTATATCGCACTTAAAGAAAAAATCATAGAAACCGCCTTCGAAAATTGTGAATATATTAATAAACCTGATGATATTTATGATGAAAGTCTTGTGAAAAAAAATGGATGGTTTCTATACGGTGAAGGAAAACCGGATCTGCCGCCATACGATCTAGCACTCGTATATTGTTACAATATCGCGGATGGACTCTGGTATGATGCCAATTGCTCGGAATATACAGCCAGAGAGCTGATGGGGCTCTTGAGTATTCGGCAAGGAATCACTGATGAATGCTATGGAGTGCGTAGTGAAAAAACCGAGGAATGGAATGCACTTGTGGCTGAAATGAATCCGACCCCAGTGAATCCAATTCCAAACGGGGAGAATCCGACATACGTTGAAAACTCGGAGGGAACTGCTGTTGAAATTGTGGTGAATGAGGCATCATGGTATTCAAAAGGTTATTCGCCACAAGAACTCCAGCTATATAGACAACTTGCGACGGAATGCCTGTCTGTTGAACGTGCGGACAGCTTCTCAACGTGGATGGAGGTTGGCTGGTGTCTCCATAATATCGATCAGAGCGAAGATATGTTCAATACATGGATGGAATTCAGTCAAAAATCATCGAAATTTTCAGCAAATAATATCAGTCAACTGAAAAGGGATTGGTTTCGTGGCTGGGGCCGTTCCACATACCAACAGCGTCGTCTAACTGAGCGCAGTCTTCACATGTGGGCTAAGAATGACAATCCTACGCGCTATGAGGCCTTGATGAAAGATAGCATCATAAATTACATCCTTGAAAGCGTAGACAAGACACATACGCACATTGGTCGACTCATCCAGAAAGTATATGCCGCAAATATTCGGTGTCATATCGAGGACAAACGTAAAGTTGCCTGGTATGAATGGACTGGCAATGGCTGGCAACTCGATCCTCAGGGCATTCATCTTCGAAAGAGGATGACGACCGAAATTGCTTCTCTTGTTGATGAGACAAAACAGACTATTCGCCGTCGTGTTGGGAACATGGGAACGGAGGTCAACCAGTCTCTTGTTGATTTGGAAAATAGCAAACTAAAGCGACTTCATGAAATTGAAGGAAAACTGTATAGCAGTGATTTCAAGTCAAGTGTTCTAAAAGAATGCGAATATCTCTTTCACGAGCCTAATTTCCTACAAAATCTTGATAATAATCCCTATTTGATCGGTGTGGCCAATGGTGTGATTGATCTCCGTGCTGAGCGTATCGGTCCCGATGGGAAGAAACAGACGTATTGTGAATTTCGTCAAATGCGCCCAGAAGATTACATTAGTTTCATGTGTGGACGCATGGTCGCTAAAGGATGCGAGCCGATTGACTACATTCCCTACAATCCTGAGGATCCCGAACAGGGTGAGATCGACGATTTCATGTGTAAAGTATTTCCCGACACGGCAGTCAGAGAATACATGTGGCGCAAGCTAGCCTCATGTCTGGAAGGTGCCAATAGAGAGCAGCGATATGATACCTGGATCGGTGTAGGCGGTAATGGCAAATCCAAGCTCGTCGATTTGGTGGCCATGACCTTGGGTGATTATGCGACTTCCCTACAAAGCACTGCATTAACACGAAAGAGACCAGATAGTGGTGCTGCGAATCCTGATATTATTGCGGTGTGGAAAAAGCGATTCATCTATTTGGCCGAGCCCGACGATGGCGAACCACTCAATACTTCACGTATGAAGCAGTTTACAGGTGAGGATATTGTCGAGGCACGTGGACTGTTCGAGGATCAGCAGAAATTCAAAATTACAGGCAAACTATTCATGCTCTGTAATCGTTTGCCCCCCATTTATTCGAACGATCGCGGCACATGGCGTCGAGTTATCACGGTGCCTTTTGTCAGTAAATTCGTAGATCCGAATGGTGAAGAGGCCAAGGATATTGATAGTAAGAAGAATATCTATCCGCGAGATAATAACATGGACGAAAAACTTGTTCGGTGGCGCTCTGCTTTCTTGGCCAGGCTAATTCATGTATATGAGACTCAATATATGGTAAAAGGAATTGAGCCTATTCCTGATGTCATTACAGCGGAGAGCCGAAATTACCGTGCGAAGTTCGATACTTTTGGAAAATTCATGGCGGATCGTATTCGTTCAAGTCCAGGGGAAGAAACAACAATTCAGGAAGCTTTCCGAGCATATAAGACATGGCACAAAGAAAATAGCCGTGGAACTGCTCTTCTTGCACTGGACGACTTTACAAAGAGAATGGAGGATGAATTTGGACAACCTGCCGACCGAAAGACCTTCAAGCGAATTATTGTATTCCGTGAAGAAGGTGATGTTGAGGCGTATGATGCGGAGCAAAAAGAACAGTCCTAAATAGAAATGGCCACTGCCACTGATGCGGTGTCGACATCCTTGCCCGTCACCGTTCCAGCGAATATCAATAAATTTTTTAAAGAGAGGAAGCGAAATCCTCAGCGTTATTTTTTTTCGGACGATGGCTCTTCTATGGTCTCAAAAGACAGTGGAACAGAAATGAAAATCCCCTTTACTCAGTTTTCTCTCAAGACATCTGATGAACTACATGCATCATACGCGGAACGCAACCAATTAATTAAGGAACAACAAGAGTTATTTGATATAGCAATGCGAGCACTACTTGATGCCAGAGAAAGAGGTGCCAGTGATTTCGAACTATTAACACTGAATAGGGAATGTCAGCGTCTTGATAGTAAATTATTCGAACTTAATTGGAATGAGAAGGAGATGAAAGTGGCGAATCCAACTCCTGAATTGCGTCAACTTGAATTTACGAACCCCTATTTAGTTAATAAACCTAAAGAACCGGTCTATATTTTTACGGCACGAAGAATTCCAGTTGATTTTAGTTATAAGTATGATCTAAGTGTGGAAGAACCTGGCACTTCTGGGGCGAAGGCTGAGGCTACTGCGACGGAGTCGGCAGTGGCGGCGACACCTGTGGCCGTTATTGAACGTGTTCGTTTTGATACAAGTGCGACGGAGACGAGACGGTTGGAAGGCGATGAACCTGTCGAATTTTATTTTAAATTAGAGAACCCCTACAAGGCTTTCTCGCTTTCATATGCGAGTGCGTTTAGTCTGGATGGTAAAGTCTGGCCAACGGTTACACATTACTTTCAGGCTCAGAAATTTCCAACGGACCCTGTATATCAAGAGACTATTCGCACATCAAAGAGACCCGAGGAAGCGAAAAAACTTGGAAAGACTAGCGATCGTCCAGTCAGACCCGATTTTGAACTTTATATGGATGATATCATGCGACGAGCATTGGCCGCCAAGTTTGAACAGAATCCTCCTCTTAAAAAATTATTGGATGACACAGGTAATAAGACATTAATAGATGTTGATCCAACAGATTCATATTGGGGCAGTGGAAAGGACCGAAAAGGAAAGAATAAACTTGGTCAAATGTTGATGGAATTGCGTGAGAAATTCAGAGAAAGAGCTGTTGAAGGGGTTGAGGTCAAAGAGAAAGTGGTGTCTGCGGCACCTGCGGCGGCACCTGCAGCGGCTTCTGCGGCGGCACCTGCGGCGGCTTCTGCTGCGGCACCTGCGGCGGCTTCTGCTGCGGCACCTGCGGCTACCCCTATAAAGATGGCATCAACGCCAGTAACTGGTGCTACTGTTCCAAAGGGCACAAAGGTAAAAATATCTTCAAGACCGCCGCCATCTGCCGCTGCCGCCTCCGCCGCCAAAATTATAACATAAAAAATAAAAATGACAGAGTAACGCCAAATATAATTAGAACCAGAAAAATACCAAATAATATATTCTGAAATCCAAATCCAGTCATACGCACATAAAAGAAGAAGAAAACGATACAAAAAAACCCAAGCGAAGCCAACAAAACAGCCAGTGAATAATCCTCCAAAACATTTAATACTTTTGTGGGATAAACTTCAGAAGTCTGTTCTTTAATATCCTGAAAATCCCGAGCATTAGTCTCAGCGATTCCTTTGTAATTTTTAATTTTTTCCCGTAGTTCATCTCGTTCTTTTTCCAAACTACGATTGCGCTCTTCAACGCTTTTCAATTGCGAAGATGATGCTGCCTGACCAAATATTTGTTCTCCAGTTACATTTATATCATCAATAATAGCCTTATATTTTTGTATTTTCGAAACAAAATCTGTCGCTAGTTCTGATGTATTTTGAATTGATTGCACTTCTGGTTCCGTAAGACATTTATCAATATTTTGTATGGTATCAGGCACTTTGTTCGGATCGGCCCGACACTGGGAACTCATTAATCTTCTTCGATTTGGGTCACTCGATAAAGTTTGACCCATTCTTCCTATTCAGTTATCGTAAAACAAGGTATTATAATTATATCTTGTTTTAGACTGACGAACATTTAAAAATATTTTTCAGTCTAAAATATATAATTTCTATTTGCATATACTATATTCTTATCACATTAATTCTTACCCTGCTCTTGAAAGAGCGGGCCCAACTGTTTGTGCATAATTTGACGCATTTGCTTGTGCATTATTTGTATATTTCTTCAATTCATTATAACTAGCAGTCAAACCATCTAATGAATTCGGGCATGGTGGTGTTGGCAACTCCTTGTAGCGCGGGAAACGACGGCGGTTCCATTCACGCTGATCACGTAGGTTCTTAGTATATTGCGAACGATTAACCGTAATTAGACCAATTATTATTAATAAAATTATCAATGTAGACCAGGCAAAACCTGCTGAAACGAAACCAGTGCGAACTAAATATATAAGAACTACACCCAAGCAAAAAACTAAAAATGACCACTGGTAAACAAAAAGAGTATCGAGTTTATCATCACTTGACCATTGATTTATCTGATATTGACGTAAAGCCAGATCCTTGTCAAGAATTACTGCATCCGATTGTCCTTTCATTCGTTGATATAGCTGATTTTGCAAATTATCAACATCCTGATTGCGAAGTTTATAATAAAGAATTGCTCTCTCCGTAGAAGATGCGCGTTCCAAATCTCCGTATACTTTTTGAAACATATCAGACTTTGAACGGGTTATTTCATTTTTAATATTCTTTTGAGCATCCTCTAAATAATTTGTTAAAGTAGCTGTGTCTCCTGATTGTAAAAGACGTATGGCTTCTGCCATTTCCAAACCCTGAGAGTTCTCAGTTTGTGAAATTAAACTTTTTAGTTGAGTCTCATCCATTTTGACTCGTTTTCCCTAACAAATATAACTAAAATTTACTTTTGAGATTCAATAACTCTTCCATTTTATTATAATCAACACGTATCTCAAGATACCTGTTGATTTAATTTATAGTACACAATTAATAACAACACTTTATAGAGATAAAATATTTAATTTACGTTGAACGATAAATATATACAAGCATTCCAAGGGCAAAAATATTTAAAAAACTATATAAACTAAGTAAATTAGAATTAGCTCTATTTTTTTCCTCCGTATATTTTACCATCTCTTTGTGAAGAATAGCAGTAGCATTTTCGTTATTCAGTATATCAGATTGTGCTCTAATTTTAGCAGAGCGTTGTTCCATTGTAGTATTTAAATTATTTATTGTATTATTGTAATTTTGTGATTGAGTTAGACGGAATTTTGTTGCGTAATTTGCAATTTGTAGTAAATCATTTAGACGTAAATTGAGAAGACGTGTATTATTAAGTGTTTTTTCAACCATTTTACGCTTGTTTGCATCATTTTGCAAGAACCCATCTTTTAAAGATGTAATTAGACGGTCCAGAGCATAGAAATATCGGCTTTCATAATAACAATACTCTTCTTTAATAATTTGCAATAAATATTCATCCTCTTGCATATATTCTGGAACAGTCTCTTTAGATGATTTATCTGGAGGTTTGGGAATTATTTTAATATCTGAAGATTGGAGCTTTTCAACATATTCTTTAAGAAATGCTTGTTTCAACATTCCATTAGAATCTCTATTAGGGTCATTAGGTGTTGAATCAAATTCATTTAAAAGACCTTTCTTACCATCTTTCGATCCGAACTTATCCATTAAATTGTCATCCGTGAATGCACTAAGTTCTGAATTTATTGAATTACAGAATAAAGAACTGCCCGCGTCAGTCATTCTAATTTCAGTTAGAAATTTCACATGAATACTATCAACCCAATTTTCCCATAATCTTTAAAATTAGCACCGCGATTACTACAGTTAAACTGAATATAGTAAGTCCAATAACATAGTAATTACCAAATATTGCGGTAAATTGTTCACCAATACTTGGACCGTATGAATCAGTTTTTATATAACTGGAAATAGAATTCGTTGCTTTTCCTAAAGCCGAACCAAAACCAAATATATTCGTCTCTCCAGTTCGAGGCGCCATTAACATAATAGCTGCAAATCCCAGAAAGAAAAATAGAGACGCTGCCATCCATAAATAGGGAATTGAATTCTGCCGTATAGGACGGCCGAATAAAAAAATTTGGTGTTTTGAAACGGAACCTTCTGCATTCCGGAGGACTGAATCCCGTGCTATCTGATTCTCTGCATCCTCCTTTACTAATTTCATCTGGTCTCGAAGTTGAACGATTTCTTGCTGCAATTGACCCGTTTTACCTAATAGAGATGATATATCAAGGGTCTTTGTTGATTCTCTAAGGTGTCTCGATAATGGTGTTATGATATTATTTTCAATATCTTGAATAATCATATTCATTTGTTTAATTTTATTTTCACTTTCCGTTGGATTTTTAAGACCACCTGAAGTTATGAGATTCTCCAAACTAGTCTTTGCTATCCAATTACCTATTACAATTCCGAATCGTGCCTGCGGATCGTTATAAATCGCCTTTATTTTTTTCTGAATATCTGCTGTTTTCTCCTGCCATACACTCATTCAGTAGCAGTTCTCCCTGTCGATATGGTATAAATTATGCGCACACACGATAAATATCATATACTCCAGCACTTGGACTGGGGCGCTGAATATGAATAATATCACCTGGTTTTGCACCAATAAATCGCCCTATGGGATCTTCATGAAAGGCCAGAACAGGCAATTGGCGCTTGAGAGCATGAATATTTTTGAGTAGTGCCTGGGCCGCCTCTGGCTTTACTATCTTATGCTTCGGGACGAGCACATGGGTAAGAGGGTTAATTACTATATAGGATGGTGTGAAGAAACTGATTAATTTCTTGGTTTCCATCCAAACCTTTTTGGCGAAAATGTGATGATAGACGGCGACTTTTTCGGGGATAATAAATACAATATCGCGTTTATCTTCACCGAGTTCTAGAATTTCTGTTAAAATGGATGGAAATGAATTGCGTGTTACACGGCCAAAACGGACGTCTGCCGTGTATGTCGGTTCCTCTCGGTGTTTGAGTTGAAAATTCAGCGTTGCATCTTCCGTCGACACGGCGGAACGTATTTCGACCGGGGAAAACTTGGGCATGGATTCCGTATTGAAGCCGCGAAATTCAAGCATTTCTTTGATTGTATTGAGGCTCCTGACGAGAGCATCAATATATTCAAAATCTCCCTTCATTCTACTTTTTACTTTTTAATCTAAACTAAATAATTATCTATGTTTATATCCTTTCAAAATACCGCTGGGAATCATTTTATTCAATTTTACGAACCATGACTCTTGGCGTAGAATTGGACGGTGGTCTGTACTCTGGATCATCAATAATCATTCCCCCTTCTTGAGGAATATTTTGGCGAAATCTTGGTTGAGATGCTGAAGAGGGGGCAAAACGAAGACGCCTTTGTTGAGGCTGGGACTGGAATGACTGGGGCGGCTGCGGCACTGTCGGTTGCATCATGACCATTGGAGAAGTATCTACTACGATTGTCTGTGGAGCATATCCTCCCTGTTGAGTTGGCAGAGGGCTGGGTAATATTACCGCCTGGGGTGCCTGGGGTGCCTGGGGTGCCGATACAACTGGTTCGAACTGAATAGGAATATTCTGGATTTCCTGGGATTGTGCTACAATCGGCAGTTGTTGCGGAGGCTGCGCCATAGTTTGAAGGGCCTGGGGCTGCGCCCCAATCACTACATTGACTACCTGAGGAAGTTGCTGCGCCACAGGTAAACTTTCCACCGCAGCTTCTTCGTCTAGGATTATATCATTTCCCGACTCCGTTTCGGCACGTGCAACGATTGTTGCGGTCTGAGCACCAAGTGCTTGTAATTGTTCGAATGTCACTTTCGTCGCCTCTGGCTCCTTCATAAACTCAGGAACAACGGTGTCCTTCAGAATCAGAGGCCGTAATTCAACAACCGCGGCCTCTCCCTCCCCAGCCTCCACTCCTTCCGTCGTCTCCCCACTTTGTTTCCTAACAGTCAAGTCGCGGAACTGCTGAACATCCTTTGTAGTCAAAACGCGCATTCCCATGTTCAAAAAAGTCGATAATTCGTCCCCTAATAACTTCGTCGCATATGGCAGCTCTGCCTTCACAACTTGACATCTGGCACGACCGATCGGCGGTAAAATCTCCAAATTATCGGTGGAACTACCTGCGAATTTCACTGGGCCATCACATAGAGGACAGATGGCTATTTGTAATTTGGGATTGTAAATAGGGATAGTCCCACAACTCGCACATAAAATCATTGTTGTTCCATCTGAACGCTTCATAAAGGATTCACGTAAAAATCTCGCAACACTGTGGCCAACAAGCGCATCACGTTCTTGCTCACCTATCTTGAGACCTCCCTGATTTCCACGGCCTCCCGTCGGCTGATGCGTGCGTTGTTCACGACGGCCCTCGGAACGCGCCTGCCATTTGTCCTCAACCATGTGCTTCAGACGCATTCCATAAATGGGCCCGATGAAGATGGCAGCCTGAATCTGCTCTCCCGTTGCCCCGTTATATAGTAATTCATTACCATATCTCTCATATCCTGCCGCTTCCAGGGCTTTGCCGATGGCCTCCTCTGGACTGCCATCGTTCATAAACGCCGTTCCGTCCGCTACTGCTCCATAGAGTGGCGCAGCCTTACCCACTAACTGTTCAATATTCTGCGCAATCGTCATGCGACTCGGGATTGCATGAGGATTCATAATGAGGTCTGGAACAATTCCGTCACGTGTTCGCGGAAGGTCATGACCACGTAAAATGGCACCGATGGTTCCTTTTTGGCCATGACGATTGGAAAATTTATCCCCTAATTCGGGTGTCCGATTCTGAACTACTCGGATCTTCACCAGTCTCAATCCTTGATTATTCACAGTCACAACGACATCCTCCACACGTCCACGTGTCCATACCTGTGGAGTCACCGATGAATCTCTGGCAATACCAGTTTCCGATTTTGTATAGGCCCCAACTATCACAGTGCTCTCATCGACATATTCACCAACTCGCACAATTCCGCGATTGTCCAACTTTGAATAATCAAGTCCAGGTCTCAAATCCTTCCATTCTCCAACAAGACCAGGATTACCAAAACGAGTCATGGCCTTCGTCTTATCATCATCCTCCTCAAAGGCTTCATAGGAACGGTAGGTTATATTATGGAAAAGTCCACGCGCAATTGCGTCGCCATTTATCACAAGATTGTCCTCCTGATTGTAGCCAGTCCAACACATAATAGCGAGAACACAATTGGAGCCATAAGGCATTTGTCCCTCACCCAAATAATTCATGTAAAGTGTTCTCACAAGAGGTGCTTCGCCATAGCAAAGAACATGCGCCGTGTTGTCAAAACGGTTCTTAAAATTCGTGGCATAATATGAAAGTCCTTGTTTAGACTGGGAACATGAAAGTTGGTTTCTGGGAGACTGATTATGATTCGGAAAAGGAATGAGCGACGTCATCAGGCCTGTAATTGTGCTAGGATGAACTTCCACGTGAGTCGTCTGTGGTATAATATGATCTGGGTAATTTGCAATAAAACATTCATTCTGCTCGTAGGGGTCCACGTATTCTATGACTCCTCGAACTGGTTCCAAATATGTCAAATAGTCTACCAGGGAAGCGGGAGGAGTCCGTCCCGCCAGAGGATCGTGAAAATCCGTGGAGTCTAGACCGACCTGGGAGCGCCCTGGGAAAGATCCGAAAACGAGATCTCGCCAAGTCACCAGGGTCTTCATTCTTGCCAGGGGCATTTTAGGGACGAAGTCCGCGGATGACGCAGCCACCGCCAATCTATTTTTCCTATTCTTACTGGCATTCAACTCACCCACCCCTTCATCCCTATCAAGAACAACCAGGGGTCTCATAGGACGGCCCTCGTCCAGAAAGATATACACTATTCGGTCGCGAATAGAAAATGAAACGCTGACTGAATAGGGGAGACAGCCAGTTCTTTTGAATGTTTTAAGGACTCGAACGAGAAGAACGGGATTTTGAGTATAACCGAACATGCCGCCATTTATATATACTGGCACATATGTGGCACGGAGAGTATCCGTTAGTATTTCGGGCGGAAAAACGGATGCCGATGGACTGCGTAGCCAATTTATGAAGGCCTGTTTCTCTGATGCCGTGGAAATCGCCGTCAAAATACTGAGATTTTTAGTTATTCCAATGGACCCACCCGTGGGAGTTTCACTGGTGCAAAAATAGCCATATTGACTGGGAGCTAAATGTCGAGGACCCGTGAGTTTCATGGACGTATCAAAGTCCAGAATAACACGACGGCAGTGGCTCATGAAATCACAGTAACTGAGACGGGAGAGTGCCTGAAGCACGCCTGTTTTTTCTTCACCGAGTCCCGATCCCCATTTTCCTTTAAAGCCGCGCGAAATTCCATCCGTTATGTAGCCCTGACGGAAAATATTTGGACCATTTCCTGCTGAGAAAATATTCGCAAAATTGCGTTTGCTATAAAGACTGCGATGATTTTCGAACTCACGCCCAATTGCCAGATTAATGGATTTTAGCCAGAGTTTATACACATCACTAAACAGGGTTTGAACCAGGAAACCACTGACAAGACATCTCTGATTTCGCGTATCATCGCGATTCGTAGGACGGTCAATCCCCTCGGCAACACGAAGAATCTTTCTAACACAGTCACCAAGAAAGACCGCCTGATTTGCTGGATTAGGCTCCATATGAATAAAGAATTGATTGCGAAGAATATCTATTACGTGCTCTACGCCGAATCCCTTGGTGAGTGTTTTAATATATTGAACAGCTAGATTTGTATTCACAAATGGCCGCGCATCCAGTATACTAGGAATGAGTTTTTCCATCAAAAGTTTGGCCTCAAAAGAATCGAAATCGGGGAAAATAATACGCAAAATCTCCTCATCGGATTGAAATCCTAGTGCGCGAAAAAGGACGAAGAGTGGAATGGCCTTGCGAACGAACGGCAGCGTAACTTCGATGGTCTGGCTTTTCCGCATGAGCGCAAAGGCTACACGTTTGACGACGCGAGTCTCAGGAGACAGACATGTTATTGAGGCAAATGTCTGTATTGTCATGTCGCGTTCTTGATTGGCTATATAGAGTGTATTGAAGGCCGCCTCTTGGCGAGTTATAAGGACCTTTTCAGCTCCCTCAATAATAAAATAACCGCCATTATCATATGGACATTCGCCAGCTTGCCGTAGAAATTCCTTGTTTTTTCCATTGAGAACACAGTATCTGCTATGGAGCATAATGGGGATTTTAAAAAGGGGAAAATTGCGGAATGACTCAATAGGAATATCCTGCGAACTAAGTTTTCCATCGGGAGTCCGTTCAGTATACACGAGTTTAATATCAATGTCAACATAGACCATCGACGCGTAAGTCAGATTTCGCAGACGGGCTTCGTTCGGAAATAGAAGGCGAACTTCCTGGGTGTTCTGGAGACTGACCGTTGGAGCACCGATTTCGATCTTCGTTCCATCTAGACCGCCTACGTATATCTCGACTCGATAGGCATAGGTATTTGTCTTTTCATCTATGAGGTCCTTGAGTAGAAGAAGTGGAGATTTATTCTTAAGGATTGCTGGCAGATCTTTTGATAAAAACTGGTCGAATGAATCTATATGATGACGAGTATATGGATAGGATACAGTGCGGAAATATCGGTCTAGAAGAGACCTGGCAAGAGTCCTGGCAGAATCTTTCGTTAGCTCGGAGGCGAATGCAGCCGCTGCATTCGCACGCTCCGCAGCATCTGCGCGGAGAGATTCTTCCCGCACGGCGGCCAGTTCCATGTTTCCCGCCAGACCCAATCTCGGATCTGCTACTGCAGCGGCGGAGGCACTTACCGACATTATCTATTCAATCTTAGAAGAATCCGCTATTAAGTTCTATCCTGGTTCCGAATCTGAATCCGAACAAAATCAAAATTTTTATACTATTTGATTTTCCCTATATTATTTCGAATATTGTTCCGTCGTTGAGATATTCGATTTTGACAATTGTTTCCAATGAAGAGTTGACATCATTACAATTGATGCTAATAGGTAGCCACTGCCAACCAAAAGTCCCTTGCGAATACTTTCATTATCTATCCAATTATATATCACATAAATTATTGGTAATAAAGCCATTCTCATGAATAATTTTCTCCAACTATATTCTTCCGTAATAAATCTTGATTCTCCATATACCAAAGTTCCAAAAACAACAAAAACGAGGAGACTAAATAATGTTACGTTAAATTCTGAATAGAAAAGATTGTAAAATAATATACATAGTGTCATAAGTCCAAGAGGATGCCAGAAATTATCGTCGGCCAAATCTTTTTGAGGAGCCCCAGCGAAGGCTATCGATATCAATACTGATAATTGTAAATCACCTATAAGAGCTAAATAGGAGAAGATGTAAATAGCCGCTTTAAAATACTCTTTGAATGGCGTAAACGCTTCCAAATTATTATCAACACTATCATCATAAATTTTGATAATAATACCAAGAAACAGTAATAAAATCGGTGTAGTTGGAGTGTTCAGATTCATTTAATTAATAAATGTAATAAACAAAATATATTAATTCACACGGATATCCTGCTTTAAATTAATGGGTATTTTGGAAACTTCCAAATAGGGGATTTCGGCGCGAGGTCCCATTAAATATTTGAGGTTATTTTGGGAAGGGTCTGGTGATAAGTTTTGCGTAGGCTGTCCACTGAATGCTCTCATCGCTGTATATTGTAGAGACGGCGGCGCCGAACTTTCAAAAGCACGCGGAAGAGGGGAGCCTATTAGAGGCTGGGGGAACCAACTGGGTGCTCCGCCTTTTTGACGGCGAGAAGCTCTGGTTTTCTTGCGTGAAATACGCAATGAACGTCGCCGCCGTCCACCTGAAAGGCCAATTTTTCCCGACTGTTCAGGTGCCGTAGGATATAGTCGTGGCTCGGAAAAAGGAAGTTGGTCGACTTTGTAGCCCTGCTCTGGGACAGCGACATTAAAGTTATTGTCCACATATGCCCATGTTTTGCCGTACGCATTCGGTGGTATATCTCCTGCAGGTGGGTAGATACCCGCACGAGTCACATAGTCTAGTGGTGCACCTAAGAGCGACATAGAAGGAGATGTGGCATCTTGTGCTCCACCACCATTCTGTCTTCGATTTTTACGAGTATCAGTGCGCGATGAAACTTTGCGACCACGCCGTCCCATTCTTACTTCTTCCCGCACATATTCTATGTAGGCCTTGGCGGAATCTTTGTCCAGTTTTCTGTAGAATGTTTTTTGCCATTCTTCGACAAGTTGTGTAATAATTTCATTATCAGGAACCTTTTTCTTTATCAAATCTGCGGTCATATCTTCAATATGCTCAAAAGAAATTCTCAACTCGGGTATTGTAAAAATTCCTTTTTCCTTATCGGTTTTGTCGGACTTATGCGATTTACGAGTGCGTCCTCCTCTTGAAGATATCATCTAATTTTACAGGATATTTTTGATAAATTTAGAAATTTACAGTATAGTTCTAGTATTTTTTCTATTACCGGATACATTATTTACAAAATTTGTTACTGCATTTGCTGCTCCCGTTGTAGCCCGAGATATTCCTGAACCAATTGTATTGGCAATATTTGTTACAGTATTAACTGCAGCAGTGACAGGTGACCCAATGGCTGCGGAGGTCACATTTTTCGTCGCATTTTTCGTCAAATTCATATTAGGGCTAGGGGGTGTTAAAGAAGCGGATAGAGAGGGAATCTCGGGACTTATAGGAACAGGGACAGCTCCACGCGCAAAGAAGGCAAATATTCCGTAAAAAATTAATATGATGACAAAGCCAATCATGATAGCCGGAGCATACATCTTTAGACCATCCGTCCAAGTTGTCTTCATGTATTCATTCTTGAATATAGAATAATGGTGATAAATTCCAAAGGCGAGCAGACCGGCTGCAAGGATTAACATGATTAAAGGTGTAAAACGAGGAATGACACTATACAGAATAACTAGTGAAATTACAAAAACAAGCAAGGACGGATAAAAAAAATTCATTATTCTTTGCTTTACCTATTTCTTAATATCATTATTTCATATAACTAACATATCCACACTCTTTATTCATAATTCTGTTCATAATTCGACTAAATTCTATTAATTAGATCGATATGTGTAAGAAAATGCTTACGACAACAATAGCGAGTAAGAAGTAATTTATCGAGGACAGCTTTTTGAGGGGTATTCGGAACATCAGTTCCATCAATATAGATTCCCTGAGACGTCGAATTTGCAGTAGAATTATCTCGACTTAGTCTCTGAACTTCTCTTAAATAATAGTCATACTTATCAGCCAACATCTTGCCGCAGTTCATACAACGCACTGGAATTAACATTGTATGATATTCTTCTAAATAATATATGATAACTATACTCTATTAAGCTATTTTATCGAACTCATAATCAATTTTTCTAGTGCGTAATTTTTGTTATAATTTAACCATACCGCACAACTAGAAATGACGTCTGTTTTATATAGCGCCGGTTTAAATTATCAGCTCGGAAATCCTGTGCGTGCTGAACTCGGCAATCTAAGAACATCTGTTGCCGAACTCCGGAAGCTCGTGGATAGTTTCAATGTCGAGCTTGTTAATTTGAAAAATGAATTACGTAACCTGAACAAAGTTGTTGCTGGAAATCGTTCATCCGTAAGTGTGCTGAGTTCTCAGGTGAATCAGTTACAGAGTGCCTTGACATCCCTGGCACAGCAGGGTAATTTTACAGCACCGACATTCACAAATGTGAACGCGGGTTCCTCAGCATCAGTTCCTGTGCCGACTACGACTGCTTCAGCCAACTCCGTAGTGGACGATGACTTTGAAACCGATGAGGACGTTGCCACAGCCCCTGCTCCTGCACCTGTTGCGGCGTCGGGACAGCGCACCCGTCGTCGCCGCGGAGATTAATTCAGTTACTACGATATTTGCGTAGAGTGGATTCACTGATTTCAATTTCATTTTCATTTTTCAATATGAACCGAACTTGTTTTAAGCCTACTTTTGGATATTTGAGTAATGTCTGCCGAATAATTTGAATTTCTTCGTCCGACCATTTTTGCTGTTTTGATTCCGATTGGACTATATTTGTGCTTGTGCTCCAATTTCTCACTGGACCATCCGATGTTTGCTGAATAGAGGATATGATCGTGTGGTTCGTGGGCGTCATCGTTGCTGCCCTAGCTTCATTTTCAATAGAATTTTCGGAGTTCGTTTCTGACAAGGAGTTAGATTTGGGCGAATGTTGCTTATTATGACAGTCATCACACAGCACTATTAAGTTTCGCGGATGATTCATGTCTTCACCGTCCGAAAAATGCCCTGTTTTGTCTGCCTGAAAACGAGGGCGAATGTGGTGGACTTCTAAGTATATTTCTTTACCAGGGGTTCCACAAATCTCACATGATTGCTTGACAATGTCGCTGTTCCAAGTAGTATGTGATGCTTCGGAACGCCGAAATTCTCCGAGAAGTTTCCTACGATTGCGACTGGCAGATTCAATGAATTCGAATGGCAAATCCATCGCACGAGCGACTTCAAGACCATATAGGGATGAGCCTGAACCAGGTCGTAGTTGGCGCTCATAAATTAGGCGCTTGGTTGCTGGATCATAATGCACATGAATATGCCAGACAGACACACCCAGTTTTGGCAAGTCAATTAATTTTGGAATATCATGTAAATGAGTGGCAAATAGGAATTTTGCCTTCATTTTTCCGAGCCATTCAATCCCTGCCGCGACGAGAGCCTGTGCACTATCCGACTCAGTTCCTGCGCAGAGTTCATCTCCAAGCACAAGACTATTTTTGTCCGCTACTCGCAAAATATCACGTAATTCCGACATTTCAACTGCAAAGGACGAAAGCCCGCTGAAAATATTATCATGATTGAGAATTCTGGTGAAAATGGCACGGAAAGGCCGTAGTGACATTTTTTTGGCCGGCACAAAGGAACCAGCTTGAGCCAAAATCACGGCAATTCCTGCGGCTTTCATGAGAGTAGATTTGCCACTTGCATTCATGCCATAAATCAGCCAGCCATTATTTTTCCCAGGCCCGCCTAGACAAATATCATGCGATATATACTGAACACGAGTTTTTGTGGATTCGACGATGGGATGACGAAGTCCAGTGATATCTAGCCATGAATCTTCTGAGCAATCTTCAATCGTCGGACACACCCACCCCAACTCCTGTGCAGTCGTCGCAAGACATCGAGTGCAATCGAGATTTTCAATCCAATTTTCGACCGCTGAAATCAAACATGGGGTGAAATTAGTCTGGTTTTCTGAATCATAAAAAAATCGACTGGCGATTTCATTGCAGGCTTTAATCATACTTTGCCGACATTCTCTATCAAGATTCCCTCGTAATTGAACCAAAATACCGTTAAATTGCGAGAGCTCTAAACAATCGATCCAAGCTCCACTTTTCAAATGATGTATTGAAAGTTTCGTCACCGCCGCGTCAGCTGACTTTTTACCTGCCTCGAGACTTTTCGCAATGACGGTCGAGGTTTTCAATCCAAACGCGTCCTTCTCTCTCGCCTCTATACGAATGGAATCAGGTAAAACACCTGCAAGTTTCTGTGCTATAGTATTGCGAAGCTCTATAATATTTTGAATGGTTTGACAAATACGCTCCTCCAGCTCACCGATTAACGGATAATTATCTATATGAAGAGGCGTGGAATCTTCCGAGCTCAAAAGATTTTTGATATCCGCATTTTCATTAGAAGAGGATAGCTTTATAGGAAAATGTGTATGAAAATAGTCAATGAAGTCCGTCCATTTTTTTTCCGAAAAATTGGCCTCCAGGTTCGGAATTCCTGCCAGAATTTTTACCAGAGTTGAGATGGCTGAATAGGACTGATTCAATTTAGGAACATCATCTTTTGCTAAAATTCCACACTGAATTTTCCTATGAAGTCGCGGTAGATCATAGATGAATCGTAAATAGGTTTCAACTTGATTTTTAATAGAATCGGAAGAGACGGAAATATTCAAATATGTTTTTATTGATTCAAGACGAGTTCGAATCTGAACTGAATCAGAAAGTGGACGAACAATGCGCTCTCTGATAGCCCTCTTTCCCATGGGAGTAATTGCTGGACTAAATAGAGATAGAACGGAATCGACGGTTGTCTGTAGACCCACGGCGGAATGAGTCGCAAAACCCTGTGCCTGTTGTTGAGGAACTATTTGGAGTTGATGGAGAGCATTGTTGGCGCATATGAGATTCTGAGTGGGATGCCAGGCCTCATTTTTCTGGAAATTTCGCAGATTTGACGAGATATGCTCTTCTGCATATTCGGCTAATAAAATGAGGGCAATTTCTTCGAGTTCGTGGCGGAGACCAAGAATGGTGGCTGGAGAAAGTAGACTTTTTATCGAAAAAATTGTGCGGAGTTGTTCTTCTCTATAGAGGGGGCGTTTAACAGTATTCATTTGTTCCTTCATTAGTGTTCGCACATGAATGGGGATATGATAAGGTATCGAAAACTGTTTGCGAAATTGCTCCTCTGAAAGGATAGTTTCGGCATGTAGACACCATTGATGAATAATTATTTCTTTTGGCGGAAAAATACAGGTAAATTGTTGGAGATTATCGGCTGTCCAAGTGTCCTTCGTGCCTTGGCAAGTAGCACTATAGGATTTTGTCTGCCCCGTTGTCAAATCAAGGGACGCTATTCCATACGACGGAGGCTGTGTGTTTCCATTGGGTGTTTCATTATTCGTTCTCAAAAGAATAGAAAGGATGGATGGTATGTCTGTAGTTGCGGCGGTTTCAATGTGAGTTCCAGGGGACAGGATGCGCGATACCGTGCGATTACGAACACGTCCCGACGATTCTTTGTTCTGGTCTACTACAACTACTGTCCACCCCATTTGGGTTAGTTTAGCCGCCCATCTATGAAGCGCGTAATCAGGAAGACCTGCTGTAAGAATTGTATGTCCCGACTGGGAATCAGTTTTCGATGACGTATTTAGCCCTAGAATATCAACGACTTCGGTGATATTGTAGAGTGTTTTTCCAGTGGCTGGGTCCTGGAAATCATAGAGTTCATAAAAAGAACCGACTTGCATGAAGACGGCGGTTGCCGGTCCATACTTCTCCCTATATTGTTTCAAAAAGTCTCCGTATTCTCTGGCAGTCATTTACCGTATAATAGAAGGGTATTTTTAGGCTCTGGCAGGCTATTACCAATAACATCCCCGTTCTACGACATTGGAATTTGGTGGTTTTTCAGATTCTTTTGGGCGAACCCATGCGTCAGGATTTTGACGAACATATTTCATAATGGTTGAATTTGTTTCCCAGCGTTTTCCAAGAACACCGAAAAATAGCTGTAGTGCGCCTCCAATATAAATGGGCGACTGATCCAGAGTGCTATATAGGAAGTCACATACTGGCATTCCATACCCACCGCAACTTACTAAAACTGCGGCAGGCTTTTCGGGAAGATTTTTAAAGAATGTGGTTAGTCTATTCTTGAATTCAGAAAAATGATCCTGCCAATTTTTTCCTTCATGATTACCAGCCAATGTATATGGAGGCTTTATAAAGTGGAATTGGGTTCCACTGAACCATTTTGCCGATGGACCGAAAATTTTGTCAATATTCCCCCTTTGTATCTGTTCTTGAAAAGTATCAGAGAATGGGCTGATAATTGCAACGGTTTTTCCTCTTAGACATTCCATCCAGGAATTTCCTTCACCCCTATCCAGAAAATAAAAAGGCTCAAGAGCCTGTGCTAAAATCTCTGGCTTTTTCGCAATCTGGCATAGATATTCTTGTGCTTTACCTGTTTTTTCATAAACTAGACCCTGGCGTTCCCAGATTGCCACAAGAGAACAATGCTGAAATGCCCTCATAGTTGCCAAAGTATATTGCCGCACATCCTCCATAGATTGTATATTTATTCCAGCGTTATGAACGAGTTGAAACATATGGAGCTGTGATATTGATTTTCGTGGAAAATCATAGCATATCTGTGCCTCCACGCCTGGAATACGTCCAATAAAAAATTTTTTTCCTGATTGTATATGCTCTTCAATTACATTTTTAATCTCCATATTACCTTTAAAGTATTCCTCATCGAGCTGTTTGGAATTTTTCATTTTTTATTCAATCTAATATATAGTATATAGTATACAGTATATAATATATTGTATCTTTAGACGGTTAATACAACAAATACATTGAATTACAAAATAGAGTGTGTTTACAAACCTCTTCTACTGAGTATCTGGGCATCCGCGGCAATTTGTCGAATGAGATCCTCAGGAGTTTTTGAACCAGCCTTTAAAAGTCCTTTATTTATTAATTCTTCGCGTAATTTATCAATTGGAGTGCTTGATACTTTTGTGCGAATTTTTTGAGCTATTGTAATTCTCCGTTTGAGACTCGGAACACCTAGTGTAATTTTTCTAGCCTTTTTTGTCTTATGCGCTGTTGATAAAGGAGTTGATACAATTTTTTTCGGCACAAGTTTCACAGCACGATGAGATAGCCGTGGTTTATTCAAAACGACTTTTACTTTAGGTTTTGAAGTTTGACCTCCAACTTGTTCACTAGATAGGGGTTTATCAACCTGCGAACTTACATTCGAATTTATTTTGGAAACAGCTGGGGGCGCCGTCGAAGGGGGCGATATTGGAGTCGGCTCTGGATCCTGAGAACTGGCAGAATTTACCGGAACTTTGGTAATGTTTGCCTCCCCTCCAACTAATTTCTTTTGTTTTCGCGAAGAGCTTCTTTTTGAACCAGCCACACTTCCACCAGGCAGACCTCCAAATACATCTTTATTTCCTTCTACTCTGATTTTTTTGGTTTCTTGACAGGATGAATTTGGAGGTGCGGTTTTCATTTTATCCAAAGAAACGGGGCCCGACATTTAACTAATTAATGAATACATTATCCTATTGACATATTATTCATCGGTCAAAAAATCACGAAAACCAATATAAAGCCTCAATGCCCTAAAAATTGAATAGGTGAAAGGTCCTCGTTGTAAATATATTTTCTCTTTAAATTGCCTTAGAGTCTATACTTCATACATACCAGAAAATGAGTAATATAACAATCCCAAGTTATCGTCACATTCTGGACGTGTATTTTCGTCAGGCGGAGGGCTCGGGTATTTTGGGTCATCAGATTGAATCCTTTAATCAATTCATGGACGTGGACATTCCTGAAATTATTCACATGTCCAATCCCATCAAAGTCGGCGGCTCTCCTGAAATTCCTCTACAGGGGCCACGTTCAGCCCTCGCAACGGCCACAGGACTTTCATCCACAGCTGCAAAAGCCCTCATTCGTCAAGATACAATCACTGACGATACTACAAAAAATGTGGACGATGCCGCAGCCCCAGGCACTGGCGCCAGTTCGGAAAATCCTCTCACGGGAACCATTTCATCTCCGCCAGAAGGCCTAAATACACAGATCCTTCCCGAAATCCCTGGAAATACCCATAGCACAACCCCTATCAAGCACGAATACGAAATCACAATCGAACTTGAAAAAATCAGTTTTCGTAAACCGACAATCTTTGAAAACAACGGCGCAATTTATCCCATGATGCCCAATGACGCGCGCTTGCGAAATCTAACGTATGCCTCGCCACTCAATGTCGATGTGAAAGTAACGACCACATTCATTGACCACACGCGTGGCAGTATTCGTGAAACACGCACGCGCCTTTTCCCCAATATTCATCTTGGTAAGATACCTATTATGCTCAAAAGTAAGTATTGCCTTCTATCCGATCAGCGACATGTTCAACCAGGAAAACTCGGCGAATGTGCGGAGGACATGGGCGGCTACTTCATCATTCAGGGAGGCGAGAGGGCGATGATTTCTATGGAGCGTATGTCCGAGAATCGTCCGTTTGTTTTCAGAAATGGTCGTCAAAATATTAAAGACGTGGAAGTCGTTGAAATTAAGTGTATTGGGCCTGATAACGACCAAGTGCCTAAGTCAAATGCGGTCAAAATTATGGAAAATCTTGGTCTCAAAAGTCTCCGTGTGACTCTACCACGAATCAAAACCGAAGTTCCACTATTTATTCTATTCAGGGCACTTGGTATTGAATCGGATAAAGACATCTACAATCTCATTCTAAATCCCGCCAATGAGGCAGATGCGGCGCAATTTGAGAACATCTTCATTGAGAGCATGACAGAAGCAGCTGCCGTTACAAAGCGCGCCGATGCTATTTTGTGGATTTCACACCATATTACGTCATGGTCTCCGAAAATCTCCAAGACAGTCGCCGCCGAGGAAATCCTGGCAGAAGAGCTATTTCCTCAAATTGGGGGCGCCGAAATGGCCTATGAAAAAGCCTGTTTTCTCGCACACATGACTCGCAAGGTTCTATGGGTTCATAGTCAGCGAATTCCCAACGACGACCGCGATGGTTATCCCAATAAGCGCGTTGATATTCCAGGATTTCTCCTGGCCGACCTCTTCCGCAAAACCTATAATAATCGTATGGTAAAAGACATTAAAAAGGGACTCAGTAAGGAAATTCATAGTGGAAGTTGGCGGGCCACTGGAAATTGGGGGGAAATTGTGAATATCAATAATATTAATAAAATCATTAAATCGACGATTCTCGATGTCACTCTACGCTCTGCGCTAGCAACTGGCAATTTTGGCTCTGGAAAAATCGGTGGTCCTCAGAAAATCGGCGTCAGTCAGGTGCTCAATCGCCTCAATTATGTTAGCACTGTCAGTCATCTACGGCGCATTAGCACTCCTATTGAGAAAACTGGCAAACTGATTGCTCCTCGCAAACTTCACAATACTCAATGGGGTTTTATTTGTCCATGTGAAACTCCAGAGGGTCATGGCGTAGGTGTAATAAAAAATATGGCCTCGACGTCCATTGTGAGCATCTTCTCATCGCCCATTACGGTCGCCCATTTCATCCAAAAACAGGGAAAACTCATTCCTCTCCGTGGGTGTGCCATCAATGTGCTTCATAGGGATGTGCGCGTATTCTTGAACGGAAGCTGGATTGGAATGTTGGCCTGCGGCGATGCTCAGGAAGTCGTCGATGCTCTGCGAAAGGCTAAACGCTCGGGAATTCTTCATATTCACACTGGTATTATTTGGAAGAATTCCTATAAAGAGTTATGGCTTACGACGGAAGCAGGACGAATTCTACGCCCTGTATGGTATGCGCCTGCCATGCGCGAAGTTATTTCCGATATGACGGGAACTCTGGCAGAGGCAATTAATTCTATTCAGGACTGGGACCAACTTCTTCTATTTCGAACTCAAGGGGGCAGGGCTCTGATAGAATATTTGGACGCAGGAGAAACGGAGGGCACATATATTTGCATGGAGACGGCGAAATTGCTTGATAGGGAGAGTGGGGGAATCAATGCCACTCATTGTGAAATTCATCCAAGTATTATTCTGGGAACGTCGGCCTCCGTTATTCCCTTTCCAGACCACAATCAATCTCCGCGTAATGCCTATCAGAGTGCGATGGGTAAGCAGGCCATGGGTCTGTATGCCTTGAATTTCCGCGATAGGTTTGATGCGATGTCCCACGTATTATGCTATCCTGAAATTCCGCACGTGAGTCCATATATGAGTCGTTTCTATGGAGCTCAGAAGCTGCCTGCTGGGCAGAATGTAATTGTTGCAATCATGACCTACACAGGATATAATCAGGAGGATTCGAATATGATGAATAGAGCTGCTCTTGAACGCGGAAGGTATCGCAGTATCTTCTATAGAACATACAAGGATGAGGAGCGGAAAAATCAGAGTTCGGGAGAAGAGGAGAAATTCTGCTGTCCAGTGCCTGAGGAGACAAAACATATGAAAAATGCGAATTACGGAAAACTCGAGGAAGATGGTTTTATTGAGGAGAATACCTTCGTAACACCCGATGATATCCTAATAGGAAAGGTGGTGCCACTGCGTGTGCCAACGGGAATCGTGCTACCAATGGGTAGTAAGAAGTGCCGTGATGTTAGTAAGACGCCGAAAAATAATGAGAGTGGCTTTGTAGATAAAGTCTACAAGAATCGCAACGGCGAGGGATATTCCTTCGTTAAAATCCGTATTCGCCAAGACCGTGTTCCAGAGATTGGCGACAAGTTCAGCTCGCGTCACGGACAAAAGGGCACGATGGGAATGATTCTGAATCCCGAGGACATGCCGCAGACGGCGACGGGTATTGTGCCCGACATTATTATTAATCCGCACTGTATTCCGTCACGTATGACAATTGCTCAGCTGATGGAGACGCTACTCAGTAAGATTGGCTGTATGGCGGGAGCAATGGGTGATGGGACGCCTTTTGGCGAGGCGTCTGTTGAAAATATGGCAAAACTACTGCGAGATGTATATGGACTTGAACCATACGGTAATGAAATTCTCTATAACGGCTACACAGGGCGCATGATGGAAACGAGTATCTTTATCGGGCCTTGTTATTACCAGCGCCTGCGACACTGCTCTGCGGATAAGATTCATTCACGCGCATCTGGGCCTCTGGTTATGCTCACGCGTCAACCTGCCGAGGGACGCGCAAGGGACGGTGGTTTGCGATTCGGAGAAATGGAACGAGATTGCGTCGTAGCTCATGGGGTCAGTAAGTTCCAGCGGGAGCGTTTCATGACATGCTCTGACGGTTTCGGCTGTTGGGTTTGTCGCGAATGCGGGCTAATTGCTATTGCAAATGATACACATAGTATTTGGACTTGCCGCGGCTGTAACAATACGACCGCTTTTAGTCGTGTCGAAATTCCCTATGCATCCAAGCTGTTTCTTCAGGAACTTGAAACCATGTGTGTTGCGAGTCGTCTTCTCACTACTCAGAAGATGGTTGCAGCCATTGAGAATGGTGTTTTGGGGAATTTGAAGAAAAATAATAAGTATGAATAGGAAATATCCAAATGGGAACCCGTAATTATGATTCTAGTTTCCTTACAAAACATCGTGCTGACCGCATAATTTCGTATGCGTTCCGGCAAAATATGGCGGCTGGAACACAGTTAATCACGAATCCTCAGACAGGACTTCAAACAGCTAGTCAAATTGCCGTTGTAAAGGAAGGTAATGTTGCCGTGAATTATCGTGCTTTTGGAAAGGTGGTTCAGGAGAATTGCTGCGGAGCATCTTATTATCCTAACAATGATCCGAATGCGGCCCCATACGACAATATAACAAATAATAGCCAAGAATAATAGAAATGGCAGTAGGAGTTGGAGCCTATTTGGCGGAATTTTTGGGCACATTTTTTTTGGTATATGTGATTTTGGCGAGTGGAGGTCACCCCATTGTTATAGGCTCTGCATTGGCACTTGTCATTTACTTAATAGGAGGTGTCAGTGGAGGATCTGTAAATCCGGCAGTCAGTTTAGCCATGCTTCTAGACGGTAATCTGAATGTTGGAGAATGGGTCGGATATGTTTTGACGGAGTTTGCTGGTGCCGCCAGTGCCGTGTATGTGCGGAGAATGTTCGGCGGCGGTTCATTGATTTAGGCGGTGGCGGTGGCGGTGGCGGCGGCGGCAGCCTCTTTATCTTCGACCACGTTTCCCCCCTTTTAAGGAGGAAAGAATGGCAAATCCAACCAAAAGTCCGGCACCGATTACTAAATAGGGAATGATTTGTTGTCCACCATAGGTGGCAAATCCTTCCTTCTTTTTCGGTGTTCCGTCCCGATTATGGGTCTTCGGAGTTTTTTCCCAGACTTCACGAGATACTGTGAGCGGTTTGCCAGATTTATCCGTTGCTTGAATCCAGGCCTTCTGGAATACTAGATTGTTTCTTCTGCTGATTTTTTTGGGGTCTACTGCTCCAATCCATGCCAGGGGAGATTCTGGAGTCCCAGTGACACCCTGGGAGTTTCCGACTGGCAAATCTACTTCCTGGCAAACTGGATATCCAGAGCCAAATACGGCTCCCATCAGTGGCATGGGATTAAGAGCACCCTGGGCATCTTCAAGCATCCCTGGGGCTAGGCCGCGGAGACCCGGCAGTCCCATCGCCGACATGGCATCCTTTACTCTTTTTCCCAGAGCATCTCCTTTTGGAATACCTTCAATATATTGATACATTTCGGCACCATTCGAACAAGTTTGACCCGTAGGTAGAAAATAATTGACTCCCAGGGGTTTCAGATTCATATCACTCGTTAGACTGCTTGATGATTGGCCGAATCCTATAGTATCTACATAGTAGGCCACACCCTTTACAGCACCTATAACATCGCTCAAATTATCTCCTGCTCGAACACCAATATCTTGCGGCGCTTTCAAATCATCGGCTGGATTATATGATGAACCGAAAAATCCCATTTCGGCAGGAACACCGGCTGGCAAAATTTGCTGACGATTTTCGGAACCTTGTGGGGGCACACCAGACATTTTTAATTAGGGGCGGGACGAATTACTCTTTTTAGTTTATAGAATATCTGTTGGTATTTATAGAAATGAGCATATCTTTTAATATTTTACGAGATGCTATTAGGAGTGTATCGTTTCGGGAAGATCTGGTGCCTTTGATAGATGAGGTAAAAGAATCCAGGGCAAGTGGGCGTATTAACATTATGGAAGAGCAGGAATTATTGAAGTATATTGACGAGCGAATGCAAATACCATCACGTCCACCTACTCGAGTTACTGCTGTGGAGAATGTTACACCGAACAATGCAGTAGCGTCTATGCCTCCATCACATCCTGTATTAACATCACATGCAGCTAATTTTAATAATAATGATTTTCAAATAATTGTGGACGGAGGCAGGCGAAGCCGCCGCCGCAGCACTCGCCGCATTACGCGCCATCGACGCCGCAGCACTCGCCGCAGCACTCGCCGCAGCACCCGCCGCAATCGCAAAAAATTAGCATATGCGTAAAATTTGAAAATGAAAAAGACACTTTCCTACATAGGGCTCATAATGGAATTTATCTTTCAAGTTACTAATAATTATTCAACTAGGTTTGCCCAGCCTACATCCAATTCTGACCATAATTTGCTCGATGAATTACGTAATGAATTTCTACCAAAAGTATTTCAAGATCTAAAACAAGATATTTGCCCTGAATGTAATTCCGAGGACATGATTGATTCGGACGACCTGATCATTTGTAGAAACTGTGCCCAGGTCATCTCTCGTCCTTTTGATAATTCTGCTGAATACCGTGTATATAGCAGTGAAGATCGTGGTTGTGATCCTACTCGCGTAGGAGCTCCTGCTGACCCAAGACTTCCCGAGGCCTCCCTGGGAACTATAATTCTCGGTGGCCGCGGAGGTGGTGGTGGAGGTGGGGCCTCGGCTGCCGCCTCACGTGCCAAAAATATGAATCGTGTGCGAAAATATCACACTTGGAATTCCGTGCCTTATCATGAACGCTCACTCATGGTAAGCTATGAACAACTCACTATTGTAGCAACCAATCATGGCATCAATCATTCTGCCGTCGAAGTTGCCAAAGATATTTATCTAAAACTCCAATCGGCGGATCGTCGCCAAGGACTTTGCAGGGCTGCAATTCTATCATCGTGTATGTATTTGTCCCTGAAACAACTCGGCAGTCCGCGCAAACCGAAAGAAATTGCTGAAATATTCTGTGTGAGCTCGGCCACGTTCGCCAAAGCACTCAAGCAGACTCAGGAGATTTTGGCTCTACTCGATCAACGAAATGGTGGCAATCCTGTTATTTCTAAGTCCGAAAAGGCCAGCGCAGGAAGCACAAATGCTACAGAGTATATCGACCTTCCGATTAGCCGATTACCTATAGGAAGACGACAGATGCAAATCCTCCAGGAAATCTGTCGCCAGGTCGCAACCATTGTTGAGGAGGAGGGTCTCAGTCAAGAAAATATGCCCCCAAGTTTGGCAGCAGGCTGTATTGCGTTTGTTCTACGCCGCTCAGAAGACATCGACATTAGTTGTGAGAAAATTGCGGAAGTAAGTGGAATTTCGGTTGCAACAATGATGAAATGCCTGAAACGTCTGGAGCAATTTTCAGAGAGATTGGAGGCAGTGTGGAAAAATCCATCTTCCAAAACAATCACAGCCGCACATCAGGATAAATAAAGTATAGTTGGCTAAGTAGGGAATGGGTGCTACTCAAAGTAGTCGCATTAGCCATGATACAGTTTTAAAATCTACAAAAGACACCCGGGTACTTGTGGATGAAATATTTCGATTCATGCAGCGAGAACTTAACATTCGTGATTTTTATAAACTCTCTGTCCCCAGCGAATGTGATAAATATATTGTTGTTATGACCGATTTCCTCGACGCCCTTTTTAGTAGACTTCAACTTGTTCCCGTGAAAAACAAGGCAGGATTTCTCTATTTTCGAAAAATCGATGATTTTCGTAAAGATGAAAAAATAAAAGCAGAGCGTCAGGCAGGGTGTCTATTATTATCATATTTTTACATACGTATACTACAAATTTATGGAGCACTCGCCCTGACAGTCGCAGACGAAGCCCAGCAATTTACGAAATTACTAGAAGGTCAAGAAAAACCGCAATATACTTCCAGACTTGCAATAGGATTTCAGCCAGGAAACTTAATAGGAGGTGCGGATCAGGAAAATGTGGTTATTGTTCATGAGCAACAACCCGTTCCAGGGGCAGCAACCGCTGCCCCCGCAGCATTCCCTGCCATGCAATATGGATATTACCCTGGATATCCCCAGCCATATCCTATTCAGTCTAGTAAAGGGGTCGTCTCAGGGCAGAAATTTCAATATCAGAAAGAACCTCTTAGTGTATTGAACGAATTAGGTCCGAAATATCGTGGCCAGGATTCCAATAAAATCATGTTCGATAATGTCAGTAAATTATTTTTGAAAAATATTGAATCAGAGCTCGGGATTTTCACCAATCCGACTCCACAAGGTGCTCGAGCCAAGGCATTTCTCAAAATACCCTACGACGCCTCAGGTAATTTTTTTCAAAATACAGAGAGCTCAATCAGTCTTGATATTGAGCCATCTGAATCAAGTATAAAAAAAGGAAAACTTATCGTTCGTATCATATCAACGGATATAAAAGCCATGAATGTTCCGAAGGAAATTACAATGAATATTCGTATTCGTGGTTACACGAATCAAATGAATAGTTCGGACATTGTTCGACTCATCGAAGAAGAAAAGACAGATGAAAAACAAGATGACGAATTAACTGAAAAGTCACGTCAGGATAGAGGAGGACTCATTAAAATCAAAGTTAGCAATATAAGTATTCCTAACTCCCCAGTCAGTAACTATAAACCGCCACATCTTACCAATGAACGCTCAATTTATAAAGATTCTGCAACAAATACCTATAAAGTTGCTAATTTTCTCGATGGAAGTTTCATTAATATCTCTATAAAGAAATATATTGAGCTAATCATTTATTGTATTTTGATAGACTCAAAAATTGTATCTGTTCTTTACCCGACTAAAATACAACTAAAAAGAGGAGAAGAGATTATTTATAGAGAAAAGGAGGCCAGAAAAGAATTGGAGATCTCGGAACTCCTGAATGTTCTACAAAAACCCAAGAAACCTCGGCCATATTGTATATCGAGAGCTCTTCAACTGCTTACAATTAATCCGACAGATAAGACCACATACACGAATATCTGTGTTCGGGATTTCAGTGGTTTTGGAGTTGAGCAATCACTTTATGAAAAGTCAATTCCCTTACGAGGAAAGGAGTTTGGCTCTGTAGTAGGTATTCCCACGCTTGAAAATTTATTCGCTGATACATTCGATTTTATGCCGAACGAAGGCCTCACATTTGTTCGAAGCAAAAGCTCCTTTGAAGTCTATAAGAATTTTCTAATTAATATGATTCGTTTATTTGCTGGTGCTCAACCGCAAAAAGAAATGGATATTAATAAAATAGTGGAACAGCGCTCTGAACTCCTTTGTGGAAAATATGGCTTTGATAAAACTATAAAAATAAATCAGGAACAACTTTCCAAATTACCTGCTGGCGTTCAGGGTGCAATTACCCGCCTATTCAATACTCAAATAGCACACACGGCAAAAGTTGGAAGAATCCTAGGTCGTCTATTCATACGTAAAAGACTACCATCAGGTGAGTATAGTATATTTTTACATCCAGATTTACTTAATAAGGGATTTATTAGACTTCAAGAAATTAATAGAGATGCGTATAATTTATTGAGTGATTACTATTCAGTATGCGAGCAGACATACGCTGAAGGTGAATCAATATTAGCTGAATATCTGAATCCCAAGAAAGATCTTGTGGAAAAGATGAGGGAAAATATTCCAAAGGAAGTTATGGATCGTCAAAAAGAAGTCGACAAGAAATAAACTTGCAGCCGCCAGCCGCCAGCCGCCACCGCCGCTACAGGGACTCACCACTGAAATCCATACCAATTATAGGGACCATCTACTTTCCATCCTAATCCACTCGCCCCTCCTGTGACAGAAAGTTCTCGATTCGAATCAAGCCTTTCTTCCTTCGAAGTGTCGGTATCTTGACTAATTACAACTAATTCACTATCAAGCCATACCCATGAATAATTATGAATTTTTGATATATGACATGCTATTTCATACAAAAGTCCTGATAATCCAATTTTGTCAGAATTAAACATGTGGGAAATATACACATCAGTAAAATACCCAATATTTCCCCCCTTTGTATGAATCTGGTTCGTATTTTCAACGCGGATTAATATCCACAGAGATACACTGTCCCTATATAGATACCAAAAAGCATTATATTGATTATGTGTCATAGGATATAGTTTCGGATTATCTGAGCTTTTTAAAATTTTATTTACTAGCTGGGATGAATTTATCAATAAATTTTGTTGTAGATTATAATAATTATACAGCCAGGCAAGTGCTCTGTCCTCTCTAATTTGATTCAAAGGCATTTTTGTGTGCGATGAAATCGCTTGACGAGCAGGAGGAATTTTTATCCATGCGTAAATTCCTGAACGAAATGGCCATGATGGTATTGCCAGGGGTTTTCCTTCTTTCATGAAGACTGCATAAGGAATGGCATTGGTATTTGCGAAATAATGAAGGTATTTAAGAAGCCATGTTCCAATTTTGCGTCCCTTTGAGCGAAATCTCCTATCTACGCAGAAACAATCTACGGCAAATATACTCTGGCAGTTCTCAGGAATTTCCTCCAAATTTGCGGAAGATACTATTGGCTGGGATCTGGCCCATAAACGATAACGAATAGAGCCTACGAGAATCTCGGATTTTGATAAATCAATAGGCGGATGTATACTTTCAGACACCTGTGAAGTTGGAATATAGTATGCGAATGTATTTACTATATATTCAGGGCCATACAATTCCGACGGTGGTACACGGAATACAGGAGTGCGCGGAGGGTCTCCAAAATTATCGACCAAAAAATCCGTCACTTCTTTTGCCTCATTCCATGTCCGAATACGACGTATTTGTCGACGTATTGTCTCGGGTACTGGTCGTGGCATAACAGGCTGCCCATTAAATCCTTGTGCCAAGTCATTCCAGAAACTCATTTTCTCTATTTGGCACCAGACCGACCACTTAAAAATTGATACGCAACATGGCCTTAACCTCACTCGCGTTAATTAATAAAAAGAATAGCTGATATTTAGACAAGATGAGTCTCGGACAAAATAGCATTGTATATATATCCACAACAACATCTGCTGCCACAACTCCCGAAATTACAGGCATGACTGGCTCAGTGCAGCAAACATTACTACTAAATTCATCGCCACTCGATAAGAAGAATGGAACACTAAAACGCTGCGGTGTTTGCTCTAAAAAAGTGGGTCTAACTGGCTTCCAGTGTCGCTGCGGCACACTATACTGTGGACTTCACAGATATCCAGATGAACATTCATGCACATTTGATTATTTATCAGAAGATAAGAAAATCCTGGAAAAGAAATTAATTATCGGCAAATTATCCGAAAAAATGGAAAAAATCTGATTAGATTTTCTCCACCAGTTCGATGAAAATGGGTCAACTAAATAGGGAATGGAGGAAATTGATAAGCTTCGTGTTCAGCCTTGGAAGCATTTTCAATATGGAATGAAGGATTTTTTTCGAACAGACAAGGCGAGACTATTCCAAATAGTAGGAATATTTCAATATACAATACTATATGGAGTAATATGTTTTTATTTCGGAGCTTTTCTTGAATCACTTTTTCCTAATGCCACGGATGATAAAGACTCTTGGAAGATAGCCATGGAAGTTCTGGGACAATGTTTTATCTTAGCTCTGGCATTATTTTACATTCGTCTTTTTGTAAAAGCCATACCAGCACTTCCCACAGTATTCCTACCAAGTAAGTCTAGAGGTATTTCTGATCTCAGCACTGCGTCCTATAGTTTTTCAGAATACCAGGGAGAACTTATTGTATCAATAATATTCATAGGTGTTCAGTTAAATCTTTTGAGTAAAATTTCTATTTTGGCAAAACGCACCCTGAATTCGGTAGGACTTAATAAGGTTGTATTACTATTTGAAGGTAAATATTAGACCTTTATAAACCAAGCAAAACACTCTCAAGCTGCTCTTTAGCGAATGTTCGTTTCCGCTGATAGAAGTCTGGGCCAAACTCAGTAGGTGGTGGAGTAGAATGAAATGTCTTCTGAAGTTCGAGAGTATCTTTGAAAATATCTGTCAATTGTTCGTTTGTATATTTTTCAATATCATAGCCTCTTTGATAGGCTTTTGCGAAAATTTCTGGTGGTAGTGAACCAACGTAATGTTTCCCCTTCCAATCATAATTGGTTATAAAATAATAATCCTTAGGAATACCTGCAGGTTCGAGAAGAGGTATAGGATTATTTTTCAGAAGAGATTGATGAATAAAAATAGATATTCCTGGTGCACCGTGAATAAGTCCAAAGAAAGCCCCCTTTTTTTGCCTGGGTAGCCCCCACCAATGTGATGAATCCGTTGTATATACTTTGAAAGAAATTGCGAGTATAATAACAGATATTATAATAATAACTATTACGATATCTGACTTTATAGAATGGAACGATAAAGGCCACTGAAAAAAACTCGGAATATCCATTTGGTCTCCAGGCCCTGGCTCTTTCTCCTGTTTCTGTCTAAATTATCTGAATAGTTTCAAATAATTCACTAATATTCCTGGGACCCATCGTGGATTTAAACGGGTTGTCCTCGGATTGAACCACGCCACGGCATCCTTTTCACGGCGATCTCTGGACCATTCCGCGAACTCGGCTCGATGGGAACGAATCCAATCAAACGTCTGAAAAGAACGCTGAATTTCTTGCGGAGTCACGAATGCCTGAAAGACGTGGTATTGGAAAAAAGTATTTTCGGGATAATTTTTCTCACGACCTTGGAAAACTTTCCCAGTATAAATGAGTTTTTTAAAATTCTCTATATGGGCTTCCTCATACGTTTCTCTTTTCGCATTTGTTGCCAGAATATCCAATAGAGGTCTTCCTTTTCCACTTATACCCAGTAGATCTTTTCCCTCCATTTGCCCTTTGGGCGGCTCCCATGCTGCAGTTGTCATCCGCGCCCCCCTTCGTTTCACAACCAAGAATTTCAGCGGATCATAGGTCTCGCTTGGCGGCGGTAATTCATAGAGAAAAACAACGGAGCGTAGATAGACTCTCCATCGTTCGGTCGGATGCTCGACGTAAGCATAGCGCTTTGATGGATCATGTGGGAGTCTTTCGGCACCGCGCCGTAATCCTTCCTGAAATACATTTAGAAGAGGCGAGCTATCTGTGGTGGCACTTTGAGCCGCCATTAACCTGATAGGGAATTAGAGATTATATACTATTGAGTTTCTAGAGATGGTAGATGACCGCTCGTTCTAGTAAAAAATATAATGAACGCATGGGGAAATCCGAAAGGCATTAATTCAGCGGATTTATCGAATTTCCAACCAGCTTCTCCTGCCATCTCGACTATTTTTTGGATATCATACATATATAATTCATGTTTGTGCCGACGAACGGTTCCATCTTTGAAACGGAATGTCTCGTTAAACTCGGCGCGCGGGTCGTATAGATTAAATTCTGTTTTATAGGTAAATCTGTCGAATTCGACCGTGCCTTTTGTAATTCTTTCTTTTTTGTATCGCTGCGGATTGATTCCAACCCAGGGATTGGAACTATCAGGGATTGCCTCGAAACGATATTTATCCACTACCTCAATCGCCAATTTTCCACCTGGACGACACCAGTATGCCAGATTACGAAATAGGGTCGTCATATCATGAAAATAATAGATCGAAAAGTAGGTCATGTAAATATGTGAAACTTCGCCGCCATTTAGAGCAGAGGGACTATAAGCATTCATATTACGAAATTCAACCAATTCCTTTTCGGATTCACTGAGAGTCGTCGAGGGCAGTGTCTTATCACGCGCATAGCGAATCATGGCGGCCGATTCATCGAGACCAATTACTTTCCCAGCACCCATTTTAACCATCGTCGCAGCTGCGACACCAGTTCCGCAGCCAACATCAAGGATTGCCATGTTTTTGGGATCAGTAGACGGATTATTGCGCCATTCGGCCATTATAACTGCCATTTCACTTTGCAGTATTTTATGGAACTGCGTGATTTTGGGGTAGATTTTTGCGTAAAAATCATCGTAAATATCCTGTCCTCGTAGCCATTCGTATCTAGATTTTACGGCATCGCTCTGAGATTCGTCGGATTCCTCTAATTCTCCAGATTTCCCAGATGTTTTTGACTGACTTAACTGCGTCTGGCTAGTAAAACCTTCGACTGGAGTCGATTCTAACTCTGTAGTGGTGTCCTCGGACAGACGACTCCATGCAACAACGACGAGATAATTCAAAATTAGAATTGATATTGCCACAAAAATAATAATAATACCCCAATCAAGCCACATGGCTTTTCCCTATTCACCTATTTAGTTTATTGATGGGACCGATTTTTACGAGTTTGTCGACGTCTGCGACATGTCTTGGCTCTTTTGGATTTGTGGCAATTACTGCTATAGTTTGATACCTTGCTACACAGGGCCGTATAGGGATCTTTGAAATCGGGGTCTAAATAGCATCGCATACGCCAGAGCCATGCTAGTGTAGCTCTACGATTTTTAAGATTTTGCTGTGTTACATTTTGGGCTTCACGCCACTTTCTTTCTAAATTTTCACCCAAAACACCTGGTAAACAATTCCAGAAACTCTGGAACCACATTTTACGGACTTTATAGGAAAGAATATTCCATTTATTGCGTTCTTTATCATCTTTGCATTTGAGGATTGTCTCAGGACAATCGGGCATCGGTGTGCTATGAAATTTGGTTTCTTTGGGGTGATTGTATGCGACCGAATAGAGGAAATTCCAGAATGCAGGCAAGTAACATTTGTATTCTGAGCCGTCTTTTAACCAAACTTGGTAGAAGTCACGAACGGACTCAAAAGGAGGATTTGGGGACGGATTCAGATTCTGTGATCGGAGTTTATTATTTACCTGATTATGAATTCTCCAGAGCCAGCGTGTTAGAGTTCCCTTGGAACGTAATGTGTCTGATGAAGATGGGGGGTCTGCTTCATAGTAACATGTTAAAGAATGCCTACAGAATTTACATGGAAGAATGTAGGGTAAAGTTTGTAGAAATTTCAACATATTTTCTTTCTGTTCTCGGGTTGGATGTGTGGGATATAGAAAAGTGCATGTATGAAGTAATTTCCATCCTGAAGGCCCCCAAAATCGGGTATCCATTTTTGTGTAATTTGACAGGAATATTACCTATTTTTATGTAATTTTTTATGTTATTTCTATGTAATTTATATATTATTTAACAATATAAAAATTAATATTTATTATTTGTGCGTGATTTGTGCGTAATTTGTGCGTGATTTGTGCGTAATTTGTGCGTGATTTTTTAGGCATTTCCGAAAGTTGAAAAACTTAGCGGCGCAAGGAAAGGACGCACTGTAGAAGGAGTAGCATCTTCTGCCTTACATTTCACGACAGCCGGAGGACACGTCTGACGGGGACAAGGCGCACACGGCGGGCACATTGTCGGCTCTGGGCATTTTACCTCGGGACAACGTGCTCTCGGGCAAGGAGGGCATAGACCCTTCGGTTTATTACATTTACTACAGTCAAGTATGACCGGCATTTGTTTAGGTATCGATGATTTCAGGACATACTGGGATAAATCAGGGACAGGCGGGCACTCTGTCTTTAACATATATTGACTGAGGTCGGGACACTGCGGGCAAGGAGGTATAGTAGATTTTAATACATATTTGCTGAGATCCGGTTCACGGCACGGCGGGCAAGGCTGACAAACCGGACGAGGACTGGGGCATCCACACGGATTTATTTTTCCACAAGAACTACATTGTCCCTTTTCCCCAGATAAATTCTGAAAGCCCTCTGTATTTGTTTTATTGAGCAAAGCTCCCAATAATACCCCTAGCACTAAGACTAGAACCAAATGATAAACTGACAAATTCATTATCAGGGCAGATTCTCCTAATTCAAGATTGCTCTTTTTTTCCTAAATTAAATTAGTTCAATATATTTTTAGATCTATAAATACTAAAAATATATTAATATATCATTTTTATCTTATTTTACACGTCTTAGTTAAGTTTGATCTGCTTAGGCCAAACTTCCGCACTTTTTGTCATATTTTTCAGAAGTCGGCGCACTTGCGGCCACACATTTTGCCATTCCTGCCAGCGAGGTTTTAGAATAATTGCCGGCATCCCTGGAATATCCAACTGGATAAAATCACAGGCACAATGATCACTAACCTGTAGAGTCATAAATGTATCCAAATAATCAATTAATTCATCACAACTTGTTAGTCTCTGATTGAATTTGTAGCCGGCACTATGACTATAAAATGAAGCATTGAAGACGCTTGACGATAGTCTGTGAATAACTAGAATATCATCTTTTTGGTCATATTTCTGTAAATATACCATAATAGGTGAAAACTTTATATGAGGTGATTGCTCCCCTGCCATCCGCGACTCAGTCGGAGCCATTACATTATTCCAGCTTAATACGGAATTATTATCAACAATTGTCGGATTCATTTTCTCTATTCAGTATTTATTGTAGTATCTTTAGGTCGCTAGGAACGGAGTGGAATTTGCCAGCCCTGCCAATCTTGTGGGGGACATCCACAGGCCACTGCTAGTCCTGTATCCATCGAGGTTTCTAGGCGAGTGCATAACATGCGGGAATATCCTTTCCAGTTAAAATCCGAAGACACCTGTGCTCCATCAGGAATTGCCCCCATTTCACGAGGATTCATACCACGCTTACGAATTTGATCCGTGATTTGTTTTGAACGTTCTTTCCAGTCAAATTCACCAGCCGAACCGAGAGCTATGGCTTGTCCCCCGTTGTATACCCATTCAGTTGTTCGTAATGGAAACATACTATTTGAATTAAGCGTGTTGGTTACTGTGTTGGTATTCGAATTTTGGAATCCTTCACTCGTAGTTGTTGGCATTTTTTTTATTCCAGTATTTGTATAAAGATTTGGTTCTACATTATTAGTGCCTGAATAGAGGGAACAATTGGGATCTAATCTGTTTCCCCAGTGGAAGGAATAGGCTTTACACATATCATCACTTTCACATGTTTTGCGGCATATGTCTTCATTATTTGCTACAAAATTTCTCATTGGAGTGCCGACGACTTTGTGTTTTAATTTTCTATTAAAATTCATAAAGGATTCATTGGTATGAAAGAGAGGCGGAGGTGCGATTTCCGTTGAATTTAATTCTGATATTTTTATTTTATTGGTTAAAGGATTGGGTAGTTCAGGAGCGGCGACAACTAAATTTTTCACCACACCGTCCATTCCAGGCAATCCATTTGATTCCATTAAATTTAATATTCCACCCGCTGTATCTGAATAGTTTATTCCGAAACTTATTTTGACATTGTCCAAAAAACGCCTTACAGCTGTCTCAGGAATTTTGGGAGGACCTGGCATGATTTGAGAAAGTGCAGTATCTGTTGCCTGATTTGGCAAGGAATTGGCCGAAGAATTTGAAAATGAACCAGGAATTTTGGGAAGACCTGGCATGATTGGAGAAAGTGCAGTATCTGTTGCCTGATTTGGCAAGGAATTGGCCGAAGAATTTGAAAATGAACCAGGAACTCTGCCTTCCTGTATTAATTTTAGAGCGTCGTTTATTTCAGATTTTTTAATGGGAATTTCATCTTCTCGCATCTGTTCATTTTGAATACGATTAAAAATATCATCAACGTCACTGCGGATGCGATCAAGACCCGCGAGTCTGGCTTGTATTAGGGGATCCGTTGTTCCTGAACGAGAAAGACGTTCCTGTTCCTTTAAAATTCTTGTTTTAAAATCCTGAAGTTCCTGCTTGGTTACACGGTCACTTTCAGATTCTGACATATCATTAAGACCCGTATTACTGACAGTGCTTGGTAGGGAATAATTGGATGGTTCGTATGGCGGTTGCGGTTCTGTTGACGTTTGCGGCGGTGTTGACATTGGCGGTGGTGTAGGAGTTTCCTCCATTTTCGTTATAGTAACAGTTCCTCTCTTAGCTTCTTTTGTTAATGCTTCTATATCGGATGGGGCGCCTGTAAAATCATAAGCTATTATATTATCATTATCATAATTTACTACAATTGGTAATATACGAGTATTAAATTCGAATTTTTGCCCGTTATCAAAACTTACTGTAACTGAATAAGGTATGCCTGATTTATTTGCTGAATATATTCTATCTAGAGAATCTCTTGACAAGTCTCTCGTAAGTAATATAGAACCTTTTCTTATTTGTAAGTGTCCAGGAGATACACCTACATCTCCCACGTCGACATCGGTTAAAGTAACTCCTGCAATATTTTCAGGTTTTGACGCGGCGTCTTCAAACCCCTCGAAAATGGATGGTTTTAGAGGTGCGGGCATTTTCTGGCCTAGAGATAAAGCCTGTATTTTTTCGGCCTGGCGTTCTAAATAGGCGAGATTATCTGAAATTTCATCCATCTGTTGTTCTGTTTGCGTAGGCTGCATATCCGGATTACGTGATAGAACATTAAGAGTAGATTTAAGGCGTTCGAAATCTGCGCGTGCAGAGGATAGCGGCATCTGTATTTGGGGATCTGACCGATCAGATATAAGTTGTGCCTTAAAAGCCAAAAAACCTTTTAGACGTTCCTGTATTTCTTTAATTCGCTGAACAGTAGTCTTTACTAATGTAGGATCTTCATAGGGTCTTGGGTCATTTCTTGCAATTTGCAAGTAAGGAGCTCCAGGAACATTGCCAGGCAGATCAGATGCGTTAGGTTGTTGACCTTCGTTGCGAACCGGAGGAGGACTGATTCTCGGTGTTGTAGCATTTACAGGCGAATTGACATTCTTGTATGACCATGGTTGCTCAACATGAACATTTGTGGGTTCAGCAGGCTTTAAAGGAGATAGACCAGAATCCTGGAATCCTTCCTGTTGGGCTTTGGTAGATTTTGAAGATGGATTATAGAATAAATATATACCCAATATAATAAATATGAATACTAAGAAAGCATACATATTACCTATCGTATAATTGGATTAAATTAGTCGGTGGATGATGGAAGAGAGCAGCCCCAACATGGAATTGTATCTTTACGAATATAGTTGGGACCTTCACATGGATTTTTAAAATTTTTTCCCTGATTTAAACTTGGAGATTGTTGTGATAAATTACAGCCGTAACAAGGAATGCTATCTTTGCGAATATAATCGGGACTTTTACAGATTTTCTGTGATTTTTTATGATATTCTCTTCCCTGATTAAGACCTATTGAAATTACGTCGGGCTTACTTAAACGTCTTGATTTGTTAAGTTCTTCTCTAACAATTCTCCTGGCTTCTGAATCATTAAACGGTTTAGGCTGATTTGTTTGAGTTAAAGAACTTGGGAATGCACCTTGTAATTCTGATAGATTTGTAATGGAAAGGGAAATTGGTTGCGGGGATTTCTTAATATTAAACATATTAAATAAAGATGCTTGAGCAGGAGTTGATTCTTTTTTTGCCAGACCAGGAAGGATACTTGGTGATTTATCAGTTTTCTTATCTTTAGCTTTATCCTCTGGTTTTCCTCGGGATGTTCCCAGGGATGTTTCCTGAGGTCTACACTGAAGTGTTCCCTGGGGTGTTCCCTGGGGTGTTCCCTGAGGTGTTCCCTGGGGTATTCCCTGGGGTGTTCCCTGGGGTGTTCCCTGGGGTGTTCCCTGGGGTGTTCCCTGGGGTTTGCTTTGTATTATAGAGCCTGAATCAGTGTTTGAATACGTATTCGGAATTACTCCATTTGAACCTAAGATTGGAACAACTACAATTGGTGGTTGAGAAGGTGGAAATACGGGTGGTTGAGGTGGTGCAGGTGGAAAAATTGTTGGTGCGGCAGGTGGGAAAACAGGAGGCGCAGGTGGAAAAACTGTCGGTGCAGCAGG